TTGGCTTATTACTTGTTCTCCAAACTCATTGGTTACAACATAATCTAAGTTCATCGGAACATCCGCAACGAACGCTCCGTCAGAATCGATAACTTTACCACCACTACCTAAATTGTATTGTTCTAAGATTGGGTCATCATTTTCATCAATACCCGTCGTTTGTCTAACTGCAATTATTTCACCTGGACCAGTAACTAAATTACATAACCCACCCTGTTTAATCTTTGGCTTACAGTTTTTCTTTAACATCTCACTATCATTACTAGAAAAGATGGAACCCATAAACACCGCAGTTGGCTCAATTTCAATACCTAAATCTCTAAGGTCAAAGTCTGAACGAGTAATACCAATATTACAAAGGTCTTCCTGACCCCAAAAAGAGGCGACATCAATAGTCTTTACCGAATTAATAATTTGGGGTAATGTGGCTAAATTTTCTGATGATTTAAAATTAGTACCATCAAATTGTTCTTCAACACCCATATTCATACGAATAAGGTCTTGAGGTCTTAATGAGAAACAACCCATATTAGATAGGTCTAAGTCCATAACTAATTGTTGGTCACCCAATGGAACCCCAACAATCATAAAGTCACCAGAATCGTTAGTTTTTACAGTATACTTATAATACTTCTCATATATCTCTAATACCTCATTACGGGTTAGGACATCCTCTCGAGTTGGGAAAGTACCTGTAGGTGTATGTCCACCATACTCTTGGTTATATGGAAGAAGATTATATCTATAACCATCTTCATTTTTCTCTACCGGCGTTTTATATGGATATAATGAGGAAATTATTGGATTTGATAAATCCATAGTTTCCACAGGAACAAAAACTGACACACGAGCGTTTGGTACCCCGTATCCACTATTAGCAACTACACGTCCAACTACCACTCCGTAGTCGGCGCAGAAGTCCGCATATAAATCTTCTTGTCTTAATTTAAGAGATAAGATTTCTAAAAAGTCAAAGTCTTGCTCAATCTTAAGTTGTATGTTTTGGTCGACACCTAACTTAGTTCGTATTCTGTATGATTTTGGCATATGATTTCCTTTATCAGATAAATAGTTATTTACCTAATTTTAAAATAGTTTATTAACTCTCTATGTAAATTGGTTATGAAAAATCTACCGTCTTAAGATTTTTAACCCTAACCTTAATGTCTTTTTCAGGGAATCTTATCTGATAAATCTGTGATGGCTCAGCAAAAATAGTATCGTCAACTAACTCGATTTGTTTCGTCGAGCTGTTAATATATCTTTGTGATGTTTCAGAAGATGAATATTGTCCACCAACTTTATTAATAATTATTATGTCTGTTACGTTAATAACACCAACAACATCTTGAATACGTCTACGAATTTCAGACACATTAACGTTCTCACCTAAATCTCTATCTAATGGTGACATAGCCGTAGATACCTCATCAATTATTTTAGTAATAACTTGTCCCTGATTTTGTGATGGCTCAACGACTACAGAAATATCATATTCTAAATCAATTACCTGAGCAACATTTACAGAAATATAATCATTAATCATTCGATAATTAGATAAATAATTCGCAACATTTTGTTTTAATGTATTAGAAACTGATTGTGTTAACCTACCATTCGCATCATAAGATAAAACATCAATATTAACTTTATTATCTTTTTCTGTAATGGCGACCTTTGCGGGTGAACCGTATTTACCAGGCATTTTCTTAACCAAGGCATTATAATCGTTAACGGTAACCGCCCTATTTTGTGCTGAGAAGTTATACGTAACCATATTTCTAACTTCCTCAATTGATGGTAAGTTAGAACCTCCAATGGCGGCTGTAACGTTATTAACTCTTAATGAGTTAACTGTTGTTTGGTTAATGTTTGCCGATGGACCGTTAACAAAGAAGTTAACCGTACCTATTTGGTTGATTGCATTTACACCTATATTTGATGCTGTACCACCACCCACTCTATATTGTACAAAAATTGTCGTGTTAGCCTGTACCGTTTTTCCTAAACCAATATTATTTTGGTAATCTTGTAATCTTAGTGGTGACCCTAATCTAGCAAATTCCGCTAATTGGTCATCAGGAGTTGTTGTACCACCACCAAATTGTACCCTTAAGAATCCTTCAGGAGTATATTCAGTTATGAAACGTCTTTCAGTTTCAACATACCTACCCACTTTAACTCCAGGCTTATCGGTTGGTTTCGTAGAATCCTCAATAAAAATCGTACTTTCAGCTAACGAATCAACCTCATACCACTTATTATTTACATTTAAGAAATCTGAATATGGTGGAGTTGATTGAAATGATGTACCATCTTTTTGAATTATAGAGGTCACGGCTAATACATTTTTTTCGGGTAAGAAAAACTCATAGAAAGGTCTAACATCACCATTACTAATAACTTTTTTAAAGACTTTTGTCAACCCATTAACCACAACCTCTCTTTTTGTGATAGTATAACTAGTTAAGGTATTATTACTATCGAAAACCGGTATTTTAGTTCTATTAGGATAACCTTCACTATTATATTGTGTTGCAAAGTTAATATCGTTTTGATTCTCAAAAACTTGACCAGCGCCTATAACCTGTGAACCCGCCCTCAAAATACCTAAATACCTTGAATCTTCTTGGTCACCGAATGCCGGTACCGTAATTGAAAAATTACACAAAGAAACAGAAGGTCTGTTACCCGGTATTTTTAAACCATACGTTCTTGCTATGTTAAATATTGAACTTTTTTGTTGTGCGTATTGTAGAATAGTTTCTTGAATACTTCTATCGATATGATAATGTAAGTTATCACCAATAGCCGCGTTTAGGTCCATTAATACTGAGAATACTGCAGCATCATTAAAGTTATCAATGAGCTCAGGATAATACTGTCTTGTATAATTTACTAACTCCTGTCTAAGACCTTCAAAGTCTCTTTCGGTATATGATATTTTTTTCTCAGCCATCTACTATTAAATATTGATAATTATGAAATCTTTTGATTGGAATGTGCTATCCGTTATTGTATAATCTATTCTTAATTTAGCAGTATACTCTTGTGTACCCATACCAGGTAGTCTATAAATATCACTAGTACCTAACAGTTCCATATTTAAATCCCCTTGGACACCTTCATCGTCAACATATGGTGTTATAACTATTTCATTAATAATTAAATTTGGAATGTATTTATCTACCGCATCTCTAATATCTGCCTTAATCGCTTCGAAAGTGGTACCATCCATTTGTTCAAAAATGAATTCATAAATACGTGTTCCAAAATCGGGTAAATAATACCTACTACCCTTCCGAGTTAATATAAGATGAAGCAAGTCTGTCCTTATCTCTTCGTCCGTTGTGGGTGAAAGAGAAAGGTACTTACCAATTCTACTATCTTGGAAAGGAAAATTTATTCCATATGTTTTACCATCTGCCATTATCTATAAATATATTAACACTTTAAATTATAAAAAAAAGAGGACCGAAGTCCTCTTTTATCTTTATCGTTTGTTAATTTTAAGAATTAACCCTCACATGCTACGCAATTTAAGTCGTTTAGTCCTAACTTTTTTCTTGCAAATGCCTGAGCCGAATTCATCGAATGTTGATAGTATAATGTCTTAACACCTAACTGCCATGCCTCAATAAGAAGTTTGTTAACATCTTTGGTTGGCATATCAGGTGATATCATTAAGTTTAGTGACTGAGATTGGTCAATATATGACTGACGTACCGCAGCTTGATTAATAATTGAAGATTGGTTAATCTCGGCAAATGTTCTAAACACATCCTTTTGTTCATCACTTAGGAAATCCAAATGTTGTACTGAACCATCCGCTTTCTTAATACTATTCCAAACCTCTTTATTATTTTTACCCATATCACTTAACAATTTTTTAAGTACAGGATTTTTAATAGTAACCTTCATCTTAGCAACATCTTTCACATAACAGTTAGACCAAATAGGTTCAATTGATTGAGAAACTTGACCAAGGATAAAAGCTGACGATGTTGTTGGTGCGACTGCGTTTAAAGTAACATTTCTTCTACCATAACCCTTTAGGTATTCTGGTTCACCAAACATACTTGCCAATTTCTCAGACGCTTTGTAAGATTTTTCTTTAATGTGTTTGAATACCTCAACATTAAGTCTCGCAGTATCTCTAGTATCA